CAGAAGCGAGGTGGCGTCTATCTGCCACCACGCAAGGCGCAGATCTTTGACGCCATCGATCGCAATCCCGGCATCACCACGCAGGGCATCATTGCCAAATGCTATCAAGGCAACGGCACCGCCAATGCTGTTCGCGTTCACGTCACACAGATCAATTGCCTGCTGATGGAAAGCGGCGTCCACATTCGCATACACGGGGATGGCAAGGATCTGCGGGGCCATTACCGCATCGTCCGGCAGCAAGCGAGGGAAGTGGCATGAACGAAAAACCCCAGAAGGTTTCCGTGATCCCGCCGGACGACCAGCCCGTTCCCACCGTGACGCCGCTCGACATGCTGAACCGGGCGGTGCTTGCCGGCGCCGACATCGCCATGATTGAAAAGCTGATGGCGCTGCACGAGCGCTGGGACGCCAACCAGGCGCGCAAGGCTTTCGACGAAGCGGTCGCCGCGGCGAAGCGGGACATCCCGCCGATTCAGCGCAACGTTACCGGCCACAACGCCAAGAAGTACGCGGACTTCGCGGCAATAGCCAAGGTCGTCGATCCGATCATCGGCGCGCATGGCTTGTCGTATCGATTCCGGACCGTGCAGAACGATCGCATCTCCGTCACCTGCATCCTGTCGCACAAAGCCGGCCATGCCGAAGAAACCACGCTGTCGGGGCCAGCCGACACAAGCGGCAACAAGAACGCGATCCAGGCGATCGGCTCGACGCTAACTTATTTGCAGCGCTATTCGCTGGTGCAGATGCTGGGGCTAGCCGCCGGCAACGACGACGACGGCAAGGCGGCCGGCGATGGTGAACTGATCACCGAAGAGGAGGTCGCCTATCTCGTGAAACTGGCCGACGATGTTGGCGCCGACAAGGTCGCATTCTGCAAGTATTTCTTCGCCGATCGCATCAAACTCGATCCTGAGTTTATGCCAAGTCTCGCTGATATTGCGGCGAAAGACCTGCCGAGGGCGATTGCCGCGCTAAACCGCAAGAGGATGAAATGAGCGAAGAGATGATTCAGGGCAGCGACGAGTGGAAAGCGATCCGTCTCGGCAAGGTAACGGCGTCCAGGGTTTCTGATGTTGTCGCTAAAACCAAGACCGGATATGGCGCAAGCCGTGCCAACTATGCCGCGCAACTCATTGCCGAGCGACTGACGGGCGTGCCTGCCGAGAGCTATATCAACGCCGCCATGCAGCACGGCACCGATACCGAGCCGGAAGCGCGGTCCGCCTATGAGTTCTACCAGGGCGTCACTGTCGAGCAAGTGGCGTTCGTTCCGCATCCGGCGATCGCCGAGGCCGGCTGTTCGCCGGACGGACTGGTCGGCGGCGACGGGCAGGTTGAAATCAAATGCCCGCAGACTGCCACGCACCTGGAAACGCTGCTCGGCCAAAACATCCCGTCAAAGTATATCACCCAAGTTCAATTCCAGATGGCGTGTACCGGACGCAAATGGTGCGACTGGGTCTCGTATGATCCGCGGATGCCCGAAAGCATGCGGCTGTTTGTGGTGCGAGTAGCTCGCGATGACAACCACATTGCCGAGCTGGAAGCCGAGGTGACCTCGTTCCTCTTGGAGATGTCCGCCAAGCTCGCGCAGCTCGACATCCTCTATGGCGAGAAGGCGGCGGCATGACACCTGCAAGAGAACACACGACGTGGGCCAAACTGGACCCGGTCACGCAAGCTGGGATCAGATGCAATGACCCGGTGTTCCGCGCTTTCCTGAAGGAAACATATCCCGACTATTTCAATGATCCCGGCGACGAGTCGGAAGACATCGATGTCGAAGAGAATGCCGCACAAACGGTGCGCTCGATCTGCGAGATTGGTTCACGCCGCGAGTTGGCCACTGATTTAAGGGCACAGGCAATGTGGCGCATCTTGGACGACATTTTTCAAGCATGGCTGGCGAGGGAACGATGACTGCCCCTTGGGACAATGGCGTGAGATGAAGGCGGATGGCAACATGCTGCGGCGGCTCTATAGCGCACGCGCCGCGATTGCCTATGCCATCAGCCTCGACGGTGACGTATACGGCCCGTTGCTGGAGCGGATCGAGCGCGAAATTGCTGCACATCAGAAAAGTAACGACGTTATCGGCCGCGCGATGAGCATCCTTGATGAGCCTGACGTGAGACGTAATGTAAGACGTTTTGCCGCCGGCACTGTGATGGAGCGCCAATGAAAACAACCAATTACCTGAAATCGTTGATGATTTGTGCTTCTGGTTTGGCGCTCCCTAGCGCCGCCAGACAAAAATCGAACCTCAGCAATTTCAACGGCTTAGGAATGAGTCCGTCTCACAACGTAAGACGAAACGTGGGACGTTTTTGAGGGTCTATTTCTGATGAGCCTGTCATTCATCGCCTTCCACATGCGGGACTATCAGCGCGACACCCAGCAACTGCCGCTGGAAGGCCACGGTGCGTATTTCCTGCTGCTGCAGCATTGCTGGACCCATGGCCGTATCCCGTCGGACGATGTCAGCCGCGCATCGATCTGCAAGGTGACGGTGCAGCGGTGGCGGAAGCTGCTGGCGCCGTTGGTCGCCGGTTATTTTGATGCCAACGGCGAAAACAAGCGCGCCAAGATTGAAATCGCCAGAGCGGAAAAGATCCGGACCCGACAGGTTATGGCCGGCCATAAGGGTGGGTTGGCATCGGCTATGCGGAAGGCAAATAACCAAGCCATAGCTCAAGCCACGGCTAAGCCACGGCTAAGCCATAGCTCAAGCCACGGTGAAGCAATAAAGAGAGATATAACTTCTAATCTTTCTGGAGCCACGCGCGCGCGCGAAGCAGAAGACCCAACAATTCCAACGGAATCTGCCGATCTGCCGGCTGGCTTTGCAGAAAAGGCAAGGGAAGCCGTCCAGAAAACCACCGGCATCGGCTCTGGCGAACTGGTCGCCACCATGCAGGCCAAGGGCTGGGTGAAGCCGTGACCAGAGAACCAAAGCCAGAAAGTCTTTGGATAGTGTCGGAAAGCAAGATGGCGGAAATCGTCCGGCTTGCCCGATCAATCCTGAAACTCGCCGATCTCAGGCCGAGCGGCCTAGGTCCGGTTTCCAAGCTGGTAGCCAAGTCGCCCGCAAAGACGAAAAAACGCAGGGTGAAACCGTGACGCGGGCGCTCATAGTTCGCCATTCCTTCGCCAACCCGTACTGGTGGGGCTGGCATCGCTTCCTGTTCTGGGAAGGCATCAGGCATGGAGTGATGCTGTGAGCGATTCGTTTGCAGGCTTGCCGCGCAATCACTACGGGGCGATCCTCGCAGACCCGCCGTGGCATTTTCAAGCATGGGCATCGCCACCATTCGGAAAGGGACGCGCTGCGGAAAGTTACTATAACACCATGAAAGAGCACGAACTGGCTGCGTTGCCCGTGGCTGATCTTGTCGCGCCGGACACCGTGCTTTTCATGTGGGCGTGCTGGCCCATGATCGAACAAGCATTCCGGATAATAGATGCGTGGGGCTTCAAATATAAAACCTGTGGTTTTTGCTGGGTAAAAGCTGACGCCACTCAAATTGAAATGTTTGAAGAAGAAATTACCGCTGACATGCTTCTCGGCTATTGGACACGATCCAATTCAGAGGTTTGCCTGCTTGCTACACGAGGCACGCCAAAGCGGAATGCTTCTGGCATCCGCCAAGCCATTATTGCACCAAGGCGAGAACATTCCCGCAAGCCGGACGGAATCCATGAGCGCATCGAGCGGCTAGTTTCCGGGCCATACCTCGAACTGTTCGCGCGTCAGAAGCGTCCCGGCTGGGATGTGTGGGGCAACGAGACCGACAAATTCCGTCGAGCGGAGGCGGCGGAATGACCGCCACCAAACCCGCCTGGCGCTACCCGCTGTCCGTTCTGGCCGACTGCGCCGAGCGCGAGGCCAAGGCGCGCCGCCGTGCCTATCCCAACCGGATCCTGACCGGCCGCATGAGCCACCGCTTCGCCGAGGCCGAGATCGATAAGATGGCCGCGATCGCACGGGAACTGCGCGATATGGCGGAATGGGAGAAGCTGCTGTGAGCGTTACAGCTTTCAAATCGGTCAAGCGGCGCCGCGCGACGGTACGTGGCCCGGGTTATGGGATCATCGAGTTTGCAAGGATGTTTGACCTATCCGTATCGTCGGTACGAGCCGCGATCAAAAACGGTGAAATCACTGCCATCAAGTTCAACGGCGTGCCGCGCATTCCTCGATCAGAAAAATATCGGTTCATGGAAATTTGGGGTGAAGAACAGGCCCAGGGTGAAAGGCCCTCACCATGACGGGTCGAGGCCGCAACCCCTACAACCCGGCGGTCTCAGGCCCGCAAGTCCACGACCGCCGTGCGCGCCAGACCAACCGCGGCCAGGCCGGCCACATCGTCGAGGTCGAGGTCGACGATCCCTATGACGCAGGCGCCAGGATCTCAGCAGTGCGGTCGGTGCGTGATGATCCTTTGGCAGACCATCTT